GACCAGAAGGTTACATTAAAAATGAAACTAATAACTGAACTAACAGAAGATATCAAATATATAAAAGAAAATGTTGGAAACGGTGATAAAAATTATTTCATCGAAGGCATTTTTATGCAATCTGATGTTAAAAATAGAAATGGTAGGATTTATCCAAAAAATACTTTAGCTAAAGAGACAAGTCGTTATATTAATGAATATGTCACAAAAGGAAGAGCTTTGGGCGAATTAAACCATCCAACCGGCCCAACTGTTAACTTGGATAGAGTTTCACATATTGTAAAAGAACTTTATGAAGATGGTAAAAATGTTTATGGCAAAGCTAAAGTACTTGATACCCCAATGGGTAAAATTGTAAAAAATCTTATTGATGAAGGAGCGCAATTGGGTGTTTCAACTAGAGGTATGGGTTCTTTAAAATCCAAAAATGGTTATCAAGAAGTACAAGAAGATTTTATGTTAGCTGCAATTGATATTGTAGCGGATCCATCTGCACCCAATGCATTTGTAAATGGAATTATGGAAGGCCGTGAGTGGATTTTTGAAAATGGAATTTGGTCTGAACGTCATTTACAAAATGCTAGAAGATTAATTTCAAATTCCTCTTCCAAAAATTTAAATAAAAATATGGTACAGGTATTTAAAGAATTTTTTAAGAATATATAAATGTCTTTTAATAAAGAAACTAAAAATTTACTTTTACAAATTTTAAATGAAGCCCCAGCGCCTCCGACACAAATGGGTGGCGGCTTTGGTGGTATAAAATCATCTCCAATAGAAAATAAACAAAAAAATAAAAAAGTAGCTCAAACATTAAACGCAACTGATCCAGAAGTTACTTCAACCAGCCGCGAATATAAAAAATATTTAGAAGATTTAATGAAATCTTCAACAGGAAAAGAAATTGGTGTTGGGGCATCTGAGCCTCCATTGGAAGCATTAACTACGCTTGGGGCAGTTAAAAGGGCAGCTGGTTATGACGTAGACCCCAATAGCGCAGTAGAACTATTGACTCCCGGATTTGCTCGTAAAAAAGACGCATCTGGTAAACCTATTTCTGGTTTAGGTGGAATTGATATTATGGGAACTTTAGCGGGAACAGTATCTCCAGCAATGAAACTCGGCGCTGGTATGGCTGCTCTAGAATTTGGTATGGGATCTTTTGGGGAAAAATTAGCTACAAAACTTCCATATTTAACTGCATTGGGAATAGATCCCTTTGATTATGCTACAAAAATTATGGGTGTCGATTATGTAGCAGATCAATTAAGAAAATTGCCAGCAAGACAACAAAAAGCTATAAGCTCTGGTGCTGGAAATATCGAGTTATAAAATTTATAAATAATTAAAGTTCAAGGACATATTGATATGAAGAAAAATAACAAACTTTCATTAACTGAAACTATTAACGCAATGGGTGCCGCAAATGGTACAAGCATACTTCCAGATGGTAAAGGAGAAGTTCTTCCCGCAGCCATTGACTTTAGTGCCGCAAATAAAATGCGCTCACAAGTTCCAACAATTGCAGCTGCAATGAGCTCATCTTCGCCAATGCTATCTTCTGGTTCCAATACACAACCAGTTGAAGAGGAAGAAAGCGAAGAAGAAGAAGAAATGGAAACAGAACCAGCAGAAGTTGAAGAAGCTTTTAAAATTAAATTTAGAAATGCTGTCGGCAGTTTGTTGGGTGAACAAAATGCTTCTCCAGAATTAGTTTCTCAACTTGAAGCAGTTTTTGAGGCTGCTGTAAGAGAAAAAGTTGAAAAACATGTCACTGCAATTTTAGAAGATGCTGATCAGACTGTTAAAACTCATTTAACAGATATTACAAATAATTTAGTTGAAAAGGTAGATGATTATTTAGAATATGTTGTTGAAGAGTGGATGTCTGAAAATGCAATTGCAGTTGAACAAGGTGTTAAAACTCAAATTGCTGAAAACTTTATTACTGGCTTAAAGAATTTATTTGAAAATCACTATATTGACGTTCCATCTGAAAAATATAATGTCCTAGATGAGCTATATGCACAAAATAAAGAATTGCAAGAACAATTAAATAAATCAATTGAAGCAAATATTAATTTAAAGAAAGAAGTTTCGTTGACAGAATGTGCTGGAATATTTGTTGCTGAAACTAAAGATTTAGCCGATACACAAATTGTAAAATTACAATCTCTGATGGAAAACGTTTCCTTTGGAACTCCAGAAGAGTATCGTAATAAATTACTTGCAATTAAAGAAAATTACATGAATGCTGCTCGCCCAGTAGCACCAGCCCGTGTAATTACTGAAGAACAAACTTTTTCCAAAGTTACACAAGCCCCAACAACTTTGGTAGAAGGTTACGTTAATGCTTTGGGGCGCTTACACAAGAAAATTTAAAAATTATAAATAATTTTACTTATAGGAGATATTACTAAAATGAACTTTTCTGACAACACACCATATGACGTTTTGACCGAGAAATGGAACCCAGTTCTCGATCACGGCGCTCTTCCCGATATTAAGGATGACTATCGCAAGAAAGTCACCGCTGTTCTTCTAGAAAACCAAGAACAGGCAATCCGTTCGCAAAATCTAACCGAAGATGTTACTTCTAATAACCTTGGAATGCCAACTAGCTATAGCAATGTTGGTGCTGTCTCTGGTTACGACCCAGTACTCATCAGCTTGGTTCGTCGTTCTATGCCAAATTTGATGGCATACGACATCTGCGGTGTTCAACCAATGACCGCTCCAACTGGTTTGATTTTTGCAATGCGTTCTTCTTACAATAACAACCCAGCCGGTCAAACTTACGGAAATGCCAACTACGTTGAAGCTATGTTCCAAGAGCCAGTTCCGGGTTGGGGTGGTTCTGGTTGGACCTTCGATGCACAAACCAAGGCTCTCAAGGGTCTTTGCGGCTTCTCTGGTGGTACTGATCCAAATACAGTACGTTCTGGTGGTGCAGCTGGTTTAGCAGCTATTCGTGGTATCCTAACCAACTATGGTGAAGCAATTGGTTCTGCTTCTGGAACTGCACCATATACCAGCTGGAATCAAATGGCATTCTCAATTGATCGCGTTGCAGTACAAGCTCGTACACGTGCTCTAAGCAGCAACTACACAATTGAATTGGCACAAGATCTCAAGGCTGTTCACGGACTAGATGCCGAAGCCGAACTCGCAAACCTACTCAGCACCGAAATTCTTGCTGAAATCAACCGCGAGATCGTTCGTACCATCTACTATGTTGCTCGCAATGGTTCACAACAAGTAGATTTGAAGGCCGGAGGTTCTTACGATCTTGATCAAGATTCTGACGGTCGTTGGTCTGCTGAAAGATTCCGTGGTCTCAGTTTCCAAATTGAGCGTGAGTGCAATGCAATTGCCAAGGAAACCCGCCGCGGTAAGGGTAACTTCATTATCTGCGATAGCGATACTGCAGCAGCCCTCGCCATGTCTGGCTTCATGAGCCTCAGCCCAGCAATCGCTCCTCAACTCAATGTTGATGACACTCAAAGCACCTTTGCTGGTATCCTCTCAGGCAAGATTAAGGTTTACATTGATCCTTACACCCCAGCCGGAGTAAACTTCTTCGTTGCTGGTTATAAGGGCGAATCACCTTATGATGCTGGTATCTTCTACTGCCCATATGTCCCACTACAAATGGTCAGAGCTGTTGATCCAAATACTTTCCAACCACGCATTGCCTTCAAGACCCGTTACGGTGTAGTTGCTAATCCATTCGTTCTCAATAGCAGCGGACAACCAGACGGTGAAACTTTGACAGCTGGTTTGAATCAGTATTACCGTTTCACTGCAGTCACAAACCTCCACGGCAATACCCTCTAATAGGTAACCGTGTGTAAAATACACGAAAACCTCCCGAGAAATCGGGAGGTTTTTCTTTTACCATAAATATTTTTATGTCAAACTGCACCACTAATATAAATCCTCTTTATAACAATTATTTTAAGATAGTGTTTTCAAGAGGAACCAAACAACTGGAATTGATGTGTCAAAGAGTAAATTTACCAGGCATTTCAATAGGAGATGTTTCGCAACCAACAACTTTAGGTGTTACAATTCCGTATCCAACATTATCAGCAACCTTCGAACCACTAAAAATTGAATTTATTGTAGATGATGATCTTGGAAACTGGAAAAGTATCTATTCATGGATGAGAAATGTAACAAATATTGAAAATGATACGGAACATAATTTAGATTATCAAAGCTGGCATATTGATGCAAATCTTTTTATTTTAGACCCGATAAATTGCAACCAAACTAATTTAAAAATTACATTTAAAAATGTAATTCCTATAAATTTAAGTGGAATAGCATTTCAAAGTGATAATGCGGATTCAAATATTGTAAAAGCAACAGCTAATTTTAAATATTCGTATTACAAATTATTTCCAGATGCTTCCAGCGATCTATTATCTTCAGTTTAATTAAAATATTCAGTCGGGTCGTCTGGCCAACTTTCAGCTTTATTTGGGTCGCCATCTGGTTTATAAGGTAAAGA